GGAAATCCGACCACGGCAAAAAGGTCAACCTGAAATGCAGGCATTGCGGTGCGGCTTTCTCGACGTGGTCATTCCATGAGGTTATCAAGGGAAGGCGCAACCGCATCCTATGCCCGGAATGCGGCATATTTTCGGACGGCACCTACCTATTTACCAGAACGCCGGCGGCAGACGCTGCAATCGAATATTACTCTGGCGGGCATTCCGTGAGAGAAACCGCCGAAAAGTTCGGTGTCAGCACTGCGCAGATCAACAATCTTGTAAAAGCCAGGGGCGCGACTAACGGGCGAACGTGGCTGGACGGTGCAGTAGAGTCGAATGAACGTCGCAGACATGACGCCGCCGTACTGTTGGCTGAGAGAATTGCAAGCGGCGATTGCGAGTATCTGGATATTCACGACCACCACAAAAGAAGAGCCGTACAGTACGGGTGCGAGTATGACCCGGCTGTTACGCTGAGGGATTTGGTCAAGAAGGTCGGACTGAAGTGCTCCATCTGCGGAGGTATGTGTGACTGGTCTGATCGAGGTTGGAATGAATTTTGTGGCCCGACTTATCCGAGTATTGACCATATAGTCCCTATGGCGCGAGGCGGTGGTCACGTATGGAGCAATGTGCAGGTCGCGCACATGATTTGCAATTCGAGAAAAGGCGATAGATTGGAGGCGGTATAAATGGCAAAGCGCGTGTCAGCAAACGTATTACAGGACGAAACTAATGCCCTTGCCGAATCTGTCGCTTTTATGGCTGAGAAACTAAGGGAAGCACACGAACTGCTTCAGGATGAGCCGCTGGTTGTCGGCTATGACAATGGCGGCGGTCAGAGCGGCACGAGAATCAATCCGCATTATACGGCATATGAAAAGCTGCTGTCCGCGTATAACAAGTCTTTGGGACAGTTGTACAACATCCTTAAGGATAACCCCGGAAAACGCAAACAGTCCAGCGTGCTGAAAGATCTGAACGCTTTTGCAAGTAAGCGGGTCGGATGATAAAGGGAAACACAGAGCCGCGGGTGTGGACTCCACCGCTACACGAGCTGAACCGGGGCAATACGCTCGGGTACGCGTTCATTGATTTCTGCCGGCAATTCAACATTGAACTTTTGCCGTGGCAAGAATGGCTTGCAATCCATGCCCTTGAGTACATAGTCGATGGCGAACAGTGGAGATTTCGCTTTCGATACGTGGTTATCTTGGTTTCGCGCCAAAACGGGAAGACCTACTTTGAGTCACTGCTTAACCTGTTCTTCCTGTTTGGCTTAAAGTCCCATTTGATATTGGGCACAGCTCAAAACCTTGATACGGCGGTCGAGACATTCGAGGATACAGTCTCTATGGTTGAGGAAGACCCGGAACTCAGTGAGCTTCTCCTAAAGGTGAACAGGGGAACCGGGAAGCGCGAAATGCTCCTGCAGAATGGCGACCGCTACAAGGTTTTGGCGGCAAATCGTAAAGCAAGAGGCTTATCAAGCGACCTCATCATGATGGATGAGCTCCGAGAGCAGGAAACATGGGAAGCATGGGGCGCTGTGAGTAAGACTATGATGGCGCGTCCGTCAGCTATCTTGTTCGGTTTCAGTAATGCCGGCGACGCAAGAAGCATTGTTCTGCGGCATCTCCGGAGCCAGGCTCATGAGTTCGTCGGTGATCCGGACGGCATCGGCAAGATGCGCGCCTCACTCGGCGGCGAAGATGTGAGCAATGAGTCTCTTGGTATTTTTGAATGGTCAGCTGAGCCGGGTTGCGACTTATACGACCGCAAAGCGTGGGCGCAAGCGAACCCGTCACTCGGTTATGGATTTTTAACAGAGAACGCACTGCTGTCTGCCGTCCGCACGGATCCAGAGCGGATATTCCGCACGGAATGCTTGTGTCAGTGGGTTGAGCATCTTCTTCCTGAGCCTTTCCCGGATGGCGCTTGGGACGCGGGCGTTGACGAGCATTCCGGCATCGCCCCGGAGGCCGACCTGTACTTCGGAATCGACATGTCGGCAGACCGCAACTGGACGTCCATCGGCGTCTGCGGACTTCGGGAGGACGACAACTGGCATATCGAGCTTGTTGCCCGCAGGAACGGCTCAGAATGGGCGCTCGACTGGTTCCGGGCCCGGGCGCAAAAGCAGAAAATGCGTCTGGCGTTCCAGGGGCGCGGCGCACCCGTCTGCGGACTTGCCGAACAGATATGTACCATAAACGGCGTGGAGCGAATGAGCATCGAGGGCTCAGACCTTCCGACCGGCTGGGGCAAGTTTTGGGACGGCGTGGCGGCGGCAGTTCCCGCCGTACCCGGTGAGACCCCTCGCGGCGGCGTGCGGATATACCATCTTCCACAGCCGCTTATCGATCAGGCGGCAAAAACTATGCAAATCAGACAAATGGGCGGCGGAGCTGCCGTGCCGGACAGAGTGAAAAGCCCGGACGACATCGCGCCGCTTTTTGCGTGCATCATGGCGTTTACTGCGGCAACGCGGGTGCAACGAGAACAAACAAAAGTCTATGAGAGTGCTTATGCGAACGGCGCAAGCCTGCTGTTCGTGTGAGCGGAGGAAAACAAATGGCAAGAAGACTGCGTGATCTTTTTGGGCGGCGTCCAGAAATCCACGTGACCCTGGTTCCGGAGCAGAACCCAATCGTGGAAGGACTTACCGCCCGCCAGCTTTACGCGACACAGGCGAACCTGCACGCGGTCGTGTCTTTCCTGTCGGACTCGGTGGCGCAACTGCCCCTGAAGGTCTACCGCAGGGACGGGGAGAACGACCGCCAGAGGGACAGGGAAAGCGTCGTTGCTAAATTGCTGTACCGCCCGAACGGCGACCAGACAGCTTATGAACTGTGGAACGCCGTCACGACGGAATTGCTCCTGATGGGCGTGGCGACCCTCTGGATCCTGCCGGACGCGAACAGCGAAAGCGGGTACCAGCTGAGGGTAATCCCTCGCGAATGGATCATTGACACGACATGCTCCACAAATTACGCCGCTGATTCCATTCGGATTACGGCGGGCTCCGGCGGGTACGTGGAAATCCCGCGCACCGAGTTCGTTCAGTTCCGAATGTACGCGCCGGGCAACCCGGGCGGGTATCAGTCGCCGATTTCGGCACTGCGGCAGACACTGAAGGAACAGATCGAGGCGGACAAGTTCAGAACAAGTATCTGGACAAGCTCCGGGCGGTTCAACGCCTACCTGACAAGGCCTGCGAATGTTCAGCCGTGGAATGAGGAGCAGAAGAAAGCGTTCCTGACGGCGTTCCGTGAAGGCTGGGGACGCGACGGCAGTCAGGCGGGCAAGATGCCTTTGCTCGAGGACGGCATGGAAATCAAGCCGTACCAGTTCAACAGCAAGGAAGCCCAGTACGCGGAAACGAAGCAGTTGTCCCGCGAGGATGTTGCGGCGGCCTACCACGTCAACCCCGGGCTCATCTGGCACACGTCCACACAGACCTATGCATCGGCTAAGGACAACGCCAGAGCCCTTTATGCGGACTGCCTCGGCCCGATGATTCAGATGCTTCAGCAGAGAATCAATGCTTTCCTGATTCCGCTTGTGGGCGGCGACCCGGAGACGTACGTGGAATTCGACCTGACCGAGAAGCTCAAAGGTTCCTTCGAGGAACGCGCCTCTATCCTTCAGGCGTCAGTCGGCGGCCCGTGGCTCACTCGCAACGAAGCACGTGCTGACAACAACCTGCCGCCTATCGATGGCGGGGACGAACTTATTGTCCCGCTCAACGTTACGGCAGGCGGGCAGGCAAGTCCGCAGGATACCCACATGGGGCAGGTCAGCGCCGAGCCGGTGGTTAAGATGATTTCGCCGGCGAAGCTGAAGGAACGCAAGGAGCCGGTCTACCGCGTCAAGGGCAGGTCGGACGAAGAGGATGACAAGGCAATCGAGAAGTGCCTGCATGACTTTTTCGAGAGGCAGGCAAAATCAGTACTGCCGAAAATCGGCGCGAAATCGGTCAGCTGGTGGGACAAGGAGAGATGGAACCAAGAACTCACGGAAGACCTTGAGCCGCTCATTGAGGCGATTGCCGACAAGCACGGCATGATGACTGCAGATGTCCTCGGCACGAACTACGGCATGGAGCTGACGCGCTCCTATCTGAAGAAGATGACCGAGGGCAGGGCATCGGCAATCAACGACGCCACCCTTGAGAAGCTGCTTGAGGCGCTCAAGGCACTGGAAAGTCCCGCCGAGGTCTTCGCAAAACGCGCCGCAAGCGATTCGGCTATCTTCGGAAGGTCGCTTGCCACGACGGTTTCCAACTGGGCGACCGTCGAAGCTGGACGGCAGGCAGAGAAGGACGGCTTCCACCTGAAGTTGATGAAAGAGTGGATTGCCGGTCCGAACCCGCGGTCAGCTCACGCGGCTATGAACGGCGAACGGGTAGACCTCTACTCGAAATTCTCCAATGGCGGCAGATGGCCCGGCGATTACCTGCTCAGCCCAGATGAAAGCTGTAACTGCAACTGTGATTCGGAGTTGATTGCATTATGATCCACATCATTACTGGCCCGCCGTGCGCGGGCAAATCGACATACGTTAGGGAACACGCCGAAGAGGGCGACCTGCGGGTTGACTACGACCTCATTGCTCAGGCGCTGGGCGCGGTGAACAGCCACGCGGCAGAGGGCGCCGTGAAGCAGGCGGCGTTCGACGCCAGAGAGGGCGCAATCAGGGCGGCACTGAGGTATCGGGATGCTGAGTCCTGGATAATCCACACCACGCCGTCGGAAGAGCACATGAAGCTCTACGAAGATGCCGGCGCGGACGTCGTGGAGCTCGACCCGGGGTATGACGTCTGCATGGAGCGCGCAAAGCGTGACGGCAGACCACAGCAGACTATCGACGGGATTGAGAAGTACTACTCCCGCCAGAAAGGGCAGAGAACCATGGAACACAAATTCAAAGAATTCAAGGTCAAGTCGGAGGGCATGCAGGATACCGGCACAATCAGCGGCTACTTCTCCACCTACGACCGCATCCCGGACAGCTACGGTGACGTAATCGCTCCCGGAGCCTTTACCGAAACCATCAAGGCAAGGGAAGAGGGCGGTCACCCGTTCCCGCTGTGCTGGAACCATGACCTCGACCAGATCATCGGAAAAGTGGATAGCATCGAAGACACGGAAAAGGGTCCGCTGATGACAGCGAGCTTTTTTGATACCCCGCTGGCACAGGAGAAGCGCGCAATCGTCCAGAGCGGATGTGTGTATCAGTTCAGCTTCGCTTACGATGTGCTCGATGCCGAAGAGGTCACGCTGGAAGACGGAACCAAGGCGAATGAGCTGCGGAAGCTCAACCTCTATGAGGTCAGCATCGTTCCGATCCCGGCGAACCAGAACGCTGTTGTGACGGATGTGAAGTCCGGTAGACGCAACAGCAAGTCCGATGAGGACGCAATCAAACAGGCCATTGCGCTCTTACAGGGCGTTATTGGAGCAGACGAACCCGAAGACGGGGAGGACGAACCGGAAGCCAATGCCGTACCGGCAGAGGAGCTGATGGAGAGCAACCCGGCAAAGGCAAGACTGCTGAACATCATCAACAAAATCAACTGAGGAGGTCACC